CAGCTAATGTACAACGGTATCGAGGCACTACAGACAAACCCTAACTACTTGCTTTGGGCGTCGGGCACTGACTTCAGGAAGGCTGTGTTTCCTCCATTTGTGATGCGGATTCCGATGCGAGCTAGGATGCGTTTTCTGGCAGCACTCCAATCGAACCCTTTTCTGGCAGACTATACCTTCGCCCAGAAGCTAGTTCAATCCCCACCTTATCTTTCTTACTTGATTTATGGTTCCCCAAAGCGTATGAGACTTACAAAGGGTTGCCGCATTTACCGAACTGGAGAAAAGAATGGCTCGTAAAAATCGTGGACCACAACCCCGGCCTAGCCGAGCAGCGCCTTCACCGGGCGCAGACTATTCTGCATGGCTTATGCTTGTTCCAAAAGACAAGCGAAAAGAGATTGCGGAGTTCATCAAAGAACATCCGATAAGGGAATATGATGATTTGGTTTCTTTTGGGTGTACCATCATGGCCGCTCTTATGGAGGGTCGTATTACTCCTATCGTGGCTCAAGAGCTTCGGGCGTGGCACGAACTGAACTTTACCATCCTAGCTACCAAGAACTCCGTCGAGGGCTCGCCACAAGACGCATATACGGATATTGTAACTGCGTTGGTTCAGGTAAAGCGTGAAACGAAGAAACTGCGTGGTGATTACTTCAACGCAGAAGAAATCGTAGAAGCGGAGCCTGTGGTCTTGGAGGCCAAGAATGGCAAGTAACCTTCCAGTATCTGAAGAAGCTAAAAGAAACAAAGCTGAGTACAACACCGAATACGGTTCTACTCGTGAACAGAAGATCAAGCGTGCAGGCAACAACGCCGCCCGTACCTACATGTTGAAAAAGGGACTTGTCCGTAAAGACCAAGACGTTCACCATAAGGACCGGAACCCTCGGAACAACGACCCCTCTAACCTCGTTGCGATTTCTAAGAAGAAGAATCGCGGTAACAATAGGTAGTCTTAAGGAGCTAAACATGGCTGACGAAGAAGAAAAAGATATAGCTGTAGACAGTGATGAACCTAAAAAGACTCCTGCTTTTAGGGACATGGCAAAAAATGTAGCTAAAAAAGTTATGCAGCATATTCGCGACAATCCACGACAGGGCTACGGTGGCACTGCGGGGCTGTCCATGAAAGAAGCGGGCATAGCTGGCGAGCTTACAGACCTCACTGCTGAAGCTCGTGAGTTTGCCGAGTCCCCCGGCCTTGGCACTGGCGCTATGGCCGCTATGGGCCTCACTGGATTTCCGGCGAAAGAGATGAAGGGACTGGCCAAGCTCACTAAAGAGCAGCTTACAAGGCTTGAGCCTGCGCTACGAGAAAGGCATTTGTATGATCAAATCTTGGGTGAACTTAACGACCTAAAACAAGCGATACTCCATCGAGACGCACCGGGGCGCGACATGGTGCGCGGCGATCGAGGTCTAGCCGGTCAGTTTAGGGGGAACCTAAAAGCGAACCCTGACCATCCTTTAGTTCAACGCTACTATGAGGTTAAAGACCAGCTAGCAAAACAAGGTAAAAAATACCGAGAAACCCCCGGATATGATGAGGTAGAAGGGGCGAGTATGAACATGTCTGCTGAGGATTACCGTCGGATGATGGACGGTCTACCCGGAGAGTAACTATGGCTGAAATAGCAAAAAAACGAGATCCCGCTAAGTGGGAAGCCGCAAAAAAAGCAGCTAAGGCAAAAATGGGTGGTAAGCATTCTGCCCGAGCTATGCAGCTAGCTACTAAAATCTACAAAAAACGGGGCGGTAGGTATATAGGCAAGAAGTCTAAAAGCAACCGAATGGGTAAATGGAGCCGACAGGATTGGCGCTACGAGGGTGATAAGAAAAAGAAGAAGAGTAAGTCTAAGTCTTCGGGGAGTCGAGTTGCCTAAAGGAAAAGGTGTATACCTACCATCACGAGCCTTTGCTGCTCTTAAATCTACAGCTAAGGGGCGGAGTAAACTAGCTGCTGCTTCTCGTAAGAAAAACGAAGCTACTGCGCGTGGGCAGCAGTACGTCAGACACGGACTCCACAAAGGCAAGAAGAGGTAACGATGGCAGTATCCCCCAAGAAGCGACGAAACGCTGCCCGAGGCGCCATGCTCATGAAGAAGCATGGCTTATCGGGCTACAACAAACCTAAGCGTACACCTAAGCACCCTACAAAATCACACATCGTTCTAGCTAAAGAAGGTGATACCATCAAACTTATCCGCTTCGGTCAGCAAGGGGCGAAGACAGCAGGCAAGCCGAAAAAAGGTGAGGGTGATAAGATGCGTAAGAAGCGAGCTAGCTTTAAGTCTCGGCATGCTAAAAATATCGCCAAAGGTAAACTTAGTGCTGCCTACTGGGCCAACAGAGTAAAGTGGTAAGGAGTTCACAATGATGTATGTAAAGAACAAAAAGAAAATGCGCGACAAGGCAGTAAAAAAGGCCATGGAAGGTCGTGGTAAGCATGGCAAGCATGTTAGACAGGCCAAGCGTATAATTAAAAAAATGGATAATCCCAAGAAAAAGTCCGAGAATCCGACAAAAAAACCTATGCCTAAGCCCACTTATTAGGTCAGACCCATGAAAAAGCAGCTAGAAAAAATCAGTGGTGAACTTGAGGGTGCCTCTAAAAAACATAAGAAGCAATCCGAGCAACTTGCTGCGGCGTCTAAGATGCATGGGGGCCAAGCCGCTAGGCTCAGAGAACTGGTCAAGAACGCAGCAAAGAAATCACTGGAGCCGTAGTGTCCCTACCTCTTGAGGACGAGGCGTTAGCTGCGTTGTGTGACCCAGCGATTAGCCTCCGGGCCTACGCTAAGATTATCGACCAACGGACGGGTGATGAAAAAAACTTCGACCCGTTTGCGATTACTGGTCGTCTTCAGGAGACGGTAGTTTCGTACTACTCGGAACCACCAAAAACTAAACTGGGACAGACTAGATGGCTGACTGTGCTTGGTTATCGTCAGGGCGGGAAGAGCCTAACCGCTGAACTATGTGGGTATGTCCGATCGGCGTACACACCGGGACACGATCACGTCTGTATCGCGGACAACCGTGATCGCGCCGAGTACTTGCACCGCCGTATCCACTTGACGCATAGCCGATGGCCAGAGCCCGTCCGCGCAAAGACGGTTCCTAACCGAGAGGTCCGGCAGTTGACCTTCCAGCACGGCGGCAAGATGCGTGTCTTGTCCGGTGAGTCAGGCGCGGTTGGTATCGGTCAGTCGCCGGACAGCTTCCACGGGTCAGAGCTTCCGTACTGGCGTAACGCCGGTCATCAGTTCTCGATGATTTACCCGTCGATGATTAACCGTGACCACTCGTTGATCTTGCTTGAGTCTACGCCCGCACCTATCATCGAGCCATCAACAGAATGGTGGCGTGACCACTGTAGGGACGCCAAGATGGGTCTTGGTCGTTGGGTCTACGGATTTTTTCCTTTTTGGGATGGTAAACTAAACGCTCGTGATTGGCCGAAAAATACTCCTATGGAAAACGAAGAGATTCGTCTACTTGAGAAATATGGACATCTGGGCCTGAAGAAAGAAAACTTAGCGTTCCGTCGTTTAATGATTGAGACAGATGCCCAGATTCGACGCAACCCTGACTTGTTCCGGGTCTACTACCCGTTTGACGACATCAGTTGCTGGGTAGCATCCACGGGCTCAGTGTTCCATTCTACCATTCTAAAGCGGCACCAAGAGGCTACTCTGATTCCGTGGCAGGAACCGTACATGGAGTACGAGCAGCCTGAGCCCGGAGCCGTGTATGTCATGGGGGTTGACCCAGCGGGTTATGCTGCCCGTGACCATGCGTCGTTTCAAGTACTGAAGGTGTATGATGGAGAATGGACCCAAGTTGCAGTCTTCGGAGGTAACACTGACCCAGTTACGTTCGCGAAGAAAATCTATGAAGTCGGCCGTAAGTACCACGATGCAACAGTGGTCGTGGAGAGTAACGGTGTTGGTGTTGCTACTTTGGCTCTTCTTGAAGATGCTAACTATCCCAACCTTTACTACGACAAACCTTACAAGCCCGGTATTGCATCCACTACTAAATCCATCTCTATGATGTTGTCTTACCTTCAAGATGCGTTGAAGGATGAGTTGATTTTGTTTGACGAAGACACTGTAGATCAACTGGGCTCTTACAAAGAAGATAAGCGTGTCGAGCAGTCGATTGCTTCAGAGATGCTACACTCCGGTAAACCGGGTAAACGTAGAGAGCGTCACCACTGGGATAAAATATCCGCGCTACAGTTGGCATGTGTAGGCGCACGCAGAGCGCCACGGCGTTATAAAAAAGATACTACTCCCGAAGGTATGGAAAATATCTTACTGTTTAGGAATATGACTTACGATCAAGTACAGTCTCACTGGAAGGAAACATCCAAACAAGATACTAAACGAAAGTGGCGTAGAAGTCGGTACAGGAGGAAACGTTAATGCCCAAACAGAACTTTGCCCCTATGATCCGCGCACGCAAAAAACTTAACGAGTTAAAGAAGGCGAACTCTGAAGAGGACATTTACGGTCCAAACTCTTCTATAACTAAGACCTTCCGTAAAAAGCCTAATCCCATCCATCAGGATGAGGAGAAAGAGGAGCCGAACTAATGGCCGAACCAACTACCAATAGTGAAGTAGAAAAAGCAGTTCTTAAACTTGCACGAAAACCACGTCCCGGCGATCCGGGAACTCCTGAAGACCCCCTTTCTGGTCTTCAACCGACACTAGACATGATGAGTGGCAAGTCGGACGCAAGACCCGGAGATCCGGGCACACCTCAAGATACACTTAGAAATGTACAGCCCACTCTCGATCAACTACGAGCAAAGGCAGCCGCTACAGGCATTGCCTCTCAAAAAGCGGCAAAAGCGGCAAAAGAGGAAGAAGAAGTGGATGTAGTAGATCCTGCACCTACAGCTAAAGAGCCAGCACTCGCTACCGAAGTGGCCGAGTCCGCAGGGGTCGAAGAAGCTGAAGCTGACGATACTACCGCAACTGAAGAAGCACTCGAAGCTGCTGGTGTGGATGAAACAGACTCAGAGCAAGACGTCGCAGAAAAAACGGGCAAAGTCACCGGTAACGAATCGCCTGTTGAAACGGAAGAACGTCGCGGTATGTTTGGTCCTGTAGAGAAACTAACACTACCCCAGTTGCGCCGACAAGCTAGGCAAGAGCGTCGAGCCTTGAGGGGCCAGATGCGAGACATTACCGGCGAAAACGCTGAAGATATGTTGATGGCAGCAAGGGCTGCTGGTGGCACAAAAGCCGAGATTCAAGATCGCCGCCAACAGAAGCAGGACATTCGACGAGCAATGCGCGGTAAGGGCGTACCTAGCCGGGGTAGGGGCAACTTGTTCCAAAGCGGACGTGAAGCCGCAGCCGCTAAAGCGTTGGCCGATGCGGATGCTAAGGCTCTAGAGGACATCAAAGAGGACGTAGAGGATGTCGCTGACTCCGCAGCAGAGACTGCTGGCGGAGGCGCTCCGCGACCTAAAGCACCGGCCCAAAAAACCGCAGGAACAAGTTTTGCTGATATGGACGGCATGACTGATGAAGAACTCGCCGATTTCGATTTTAACCGTGCATTCCTAGAAGGCATGGGCGAGGCCGAAGTAGATAAGGACGTAGTGGATGACGTACCTTTGGCCGAAGACGAAAGCGG